ACTAAAGTATACTCCTCCTGTTAAACAGGAGGAGTATAGCATCTTTTTTATTTTTATCTTTCTATTGAAAAATTATAGTGTTATTAATATATAGTAAATAAAAGGACAATCATGCTACAGTTCCCAGGCATTGAAAATGACAAAGCATTTTGCTTTACAGAAAAAGAAATTAATCAAGAAAGAGAAAAAATTAATAAGATATTACATATTCCATTATCAGCCCTTATTAATGAAATGAGAATTTATCTATTTAAAGATTTAAATCTGACAGTACGAAAAGATTATCTAGATGAAAATTTTGATATTAAAATTAAAGAAATGAATTTCTGTTTAACCCTTGTTAGGCTGTATGTTAATGAGATTTTGACTTTTGAATCAGAGTGGGCAAAAATAACAGAAGATAATATATATAATGAACAAAACATCATGTTACATTTTGCTGAAGCAATAGAAGAATTCTCCGCAGTCAATAAAGAAGAATTAAAAAATATTATTATTACAGAACTGCGTGTTATGTCTAACGATAACATGTTTAAAGTTATGAGAAAATTGAATACGCTTTATGTGGCATATGATCTTGAAAATCACATTGAAGAGCATATTACAAAAAATGGAAAATGGAATATTTATTCAACTGATTTTAAAATTTTTGGTTTACAACAGTATATTTTACAATTAAAGATAAAGGGAGTTTCAGATCCAAAATTAGTGACTGGTGCACACCTAACAATTTATCGCCATGGTGACTATCGAGCAATAGCATGGATGATGTCAATTTATGAAAATAATGTTAAAAATATTGCTAATACGTTATTCAATATCGATTGTAAAGAACAACGAGTGAGTCCTTGTGACCGAGATATTATTTTTCATGCATATGAGACTAAAGCAAAAACAATCCTTCGTTCTAATGAAAGTAGAGCATATAAAAAGTTTTTCTCTGGATAAATCATGAAGAAAAAATTATTACGATTTAGTCTTTTAGCTGAAATTGCTTTGCTAAGTGACATTTTTCGTTTATCAAGTTATGTATTTGATGTAGATAAATTTATAAGTTTTTATCGTGATGCATTATCAGAATTACTATTGTCAAATTTACTAGGAACATGTATTGAGATTGATTATGTAGAGCTACTATATGAAATAATCCAAATAGATAAAGTATTAGAAGAAGAAAATATTGGTATCATCAACATTGATTTCATTACAGATATATTAAATAACGCGCTAGAAGAACATAGCCAATGTATTTATGTTGCAATAGAAGATAATGAAAATCTAAGTGGGATCCGATACCCATTTCGATTTGGTAATCTATCCATCAGAGTGAATAAGTATTATGATGGAATTGAAGTAGAATTTTATACTGACAAATTAAGTTACTTAGAAAAAGTAGAGATAGTATTAAATCACCATTTGGAGTATGTGTATCACATAGAGAATTTTCTGGAGATAGAACTATCTCCAGAGACAATAGAAGCTCTTGCAGTTATCAATGTGGTTAAACGAGATGAATGATTTCTTACTCTACCTGCTTAAGCAGGTAGAGTAAGAATCTACACAAATTCTATTATAAAATTTGTAATACCGTTAGTCAATAATGCATTACGAATAACGCTTTCTTGATCAACAGTAATATTGTTAATCGTAACTACACCAGTAGTAAGTTGGTTAATGACGACTGAATCATCCTTAACCCAGTTTTGTCCAAAGATTATTTTTTCTCCAGTAGAACTCTTAAATAGAAAATACTGAATACTTCTAGGATCTCTCACACTACCATCTGGTAAGAAAGGATATACAGACTGATGCTTCACGTATACATCGGCTTCTCTGTTTGCTAAATCAAAATTTAAAATACCAATACAAATTAAACGGCTATGCATTGTTCCTAGAATATCAGGTGCATATGTTTCAAATGTATATACCACACCTATCGTTGGACTAAACATATCTCTCTTCTCCTATTGAGTATATTAAAATATTTTACATTTTCTTTTATTATAGTAAAATTTATAATGGAGAATTAATGATGGTATTATCAGATAAAACATTAACATTTATAACAGATAATAAAAATAATCCATTTTGTTTATCAGTTGATTTTTATAAAAGAGACATTAATGTTGTCTCACAGTATTTTAAACAATTAACATTTTACTTATCGACAATGACAGGTGATTCACCTGAAGAAATTAAAAAATATTATAAAAAGAAATTTTCTACTGGGGGTATTTTTGAAATTGTTGACCCAGTCATGACATTAGCCAAAACAAAAGATAATGGTGATCGTGAAGTCGTAAAAATGAAAGCTACTGAGTATCTTAAAGAATGTGTACAACTTAGAAGAATTATTTCTCCGACATTTACAGTTTATGAAAATCCTAAAGTAAAACCGTCTATCCTATCTAGTTTTCAAGATAACAATATTAATATTCGCAATAAAGATAAAAAAGAAATGTATCGTCATATTCGAGCGGGTAATAAATTTTTAGCTTTAGATAAAAAACTAGACCAAGAGAATCGTAAACGATCTAATAATGCCGTCTCTGGCGGGCTTCTATCAGCCTCTACGCCACTTTATAATAAATCAGGTCACCCAGCCTTAACTTCCACCTGTCGCATTACTAGCGGCCTAGGAAACCTCAATAACGAAAAAATTGTTATGGGGAATAGATATTATTATAATGCCCATATCGTGATTAATAATATTTCTAGTATTTGTACTTTAACCAATATGGAAGCAATAGAATTTGCAATGGAAAATTATCATTTATATTATCCAACAGTTGATGATTGTTTATCTATTGTAAAATATAGTACTCAGTTATATTGGGAAGATAATAAAGCAATGTTTGCGATTAAAGAGTATTTATCTAAACTGACAAAAATACAAAGAGCAGCTTTTGCTTATGTTGGTGATTTATTTCATCTGTCTGTTTATAATAAAGAATTTATTTCTAGTTTTATTTTAGCTTTAGCTGAACGTAAAAAAACTGAAATAGAAATAGATAATTCTTTAGAAGAACTTGGTAAATATCATGCGGATATTGTTGCACTTTCGAGTGCTATTTCAGCAGATGTTTCTAGAGGTAAAGATATTTTTGAAACAGACATGACTAAAGAAAAAGTAATTAGTAATTTAGAAAGATCTCATATTGTAACATGTGCTAAAAATATCCATACCGTATTAGAGCAACATAGAGTATTTATTCGGGCTTTCTTTGTAACGCCTAATATTCCAGGATCAGTGGCTACCCTACCACAATCAATTAGAAGGGCGGCTTTAATTTCTGATACAGATTCTACGCTTTTTACTGTCAAACGTTGGACAGAGTGGCTACTCGGTGAGAAACATCCATTAAATGATAGACGCATGGCAGTTGCTTCTACCGTAATTTTTCTAGCATCACAAACCATTACCCATATTCTTGCTATGATCTCAGCTAACCTAGGTGTGATCAAAGAAAAGATACATCGAATTGCAATGAAGAATGAATATTTCTTTAATCCATTTATTACAACGAGTATTACTAAACACTATGCTGCTTTAAAAGAAGTCCAAGAAGGTGTGGTTTATGCAAAACCTGGACCTGATTTAAAAGGTGCACACATCATTACTTCTAAAGCGCCTAAAGAAATTAGAAGTCGAGTTAAAAATTTATTTATTGATATCATGGAAGAAGTTAAAACGACAGTGTCTGTCGATGTGAATAAAGTCATTACCAGAATTTCCGATACAGAACATTATATCTATAATTGTCTTAAGCAAGGCGATCAAGATTATTTCCAACGTGCTAAAGTAAAAGATAAATTCAGTTATAAGAATCCAGATAATTTTACACCTTATTCTCATTATGAGTTTTGGGAAGAAGTCTTTGCACCTAAATATGGTACAGTAGATCCTCCACCATTTGGAGCAATCAAATTAACTGCAAACATTAAGAATAAATCAGATATGGAAAGAGTGATTAATGCAATTGAAGATGATGGTATTAAAGAACGATTTAAAAATTATCTAGAGAAAAAAAATAAAAAGGTTATGAAAAGTTTTCTTATACCAGATCAGATTGTTAGGGCACAAGGCTTACCAGTAGAACTTTTATCTATTATTAACTCTAGAGAAATTGTAGCAGAAAACTGTAGAGCATTTTATATTCTACTTGAATCTCTTGGTATCTATATGCAAAATAATGGAACCACTCGTTTGGTTTCTGATTATTATCATGCTTCTAAAAATCCAGGTAAAGCCATGATTATGGATCAATAAACAGAGACTACACGGGATATCCCGTGTAGTCTCTTATAAGCTGAGTAAGTAATCTAATTTTCCTTTAAAAGAAATATTTGACATAAAAGGCATTATTGTACTATGCTCATTATTTCTAATAAAGATTTCTATCATTCTTTTCATTTCATTTAAATATGTTTTATTATATACTGTTGTTTTATTTCCGACTTCAAATAAATTAATAAAGATATCAATCTTAGAATATAATAAAGCCCATAACTGTTGTCGATTAATTAATGTGTCAGGAAGATCTGTAATAACAAATGGATTGGTTTCAAACTTAGGAATATTTGCAAGGATCCCTGAAAGATATAATTCTTTTTTCTCTAGTGCAATTAAAACGACTTTAAGAATAAAGTCTATTCTAGAATCTAATTTACTTGGGATATAAAAACTGTGAGCATTTTTTTCATTTTTAGGTGGCTTAATCCCAATTTTAAAATTAAACAAACGATTAAATAATGAGAGGTTTAAATAACTTCTAATCATTCCAGGTAATACATACATTTTAATAAATTGCATAATGCTTTTTTGTGTAGGTAGATTTAAACTTAATTCGTGCTCAATAAATCCTTTATACATTACACCAAGCATGACCATGTTAACAGAAACCACATAAACATCTTCACCACTAGAGAGATTATTTCCATCTAGAATAGGTAAATCTAAATTTGTCTCTTTATGAAACAATACAGTGACAGGTTCTAGTTCTCTCCAATTTTTATATCCGTTAATATAATCAAAATCTTCATCATGTCCAATAATTATCTCGGCATTATTTTTAAAGAATTGTTCTCTAAATACTTTACCAGCCCCGTAGGCTGTTGTTAATCCTAGATTACTTGCATTACGAATCGCCTTACTCATTAATAACTGATGGTAGCGATCGATCTCTAGTACAAAAGGGATATTGAAATTTTTAACTAATTCTGCTAGAATATGATTAGATCTAACTGCCATACCTGAATTATTATAAAAAGCTTTTACATATTTAATATTTCCTTCCATCATCTTAGATATGTGTGTCCATTCTGGTGGAATTATATTAGGGTACCCAACAGTAGGCCCGATGTCTATTAACTGCATATGCTCCCCTCATTAAAAAAATAATTTGTTAATGCTATAATATAGAACCTGTATGTTAATTCATACTTGGGGAATACGACGCGTAATATCAAAAAATTTTGAATCATATATTACTATATTGGGAGTCTTTCCCAAAGAACACTTAGTTCATTCCACTGGAGAAACAAAATGGCTTTTGATAAAGGTAATCAGAAAAATGCATCCCAACAAGATACCGCTACTGGTTCGGCACCGGATCCGATCTTTGCACAACCTCGTGATTCGAGCCAGGAAAAAACCTGGTCAGGTGCACATCCGCTGGCATCAGCTAGCTGGGATAGCAGCGTGTCCGACTTGTTGGCTGGTCAGGGTGATGTCACGGGTGATGCGATCATTCGTCTGTTTACTGAACAGGCGCAAATGATCAAAGAAAAGTTTGATGTGCAGATTGTTGCCCATCAAACATCACGTGATAACTTCCGCATTGGCTGGTCTGGTGTGGCAATTATTGCCAAGAAAGTGATTAACAATACATCGTTTTCTTCCGGCTTCTTCTTGTACTGCGAAGATAGCGTGGAAGCTATGTCCCCACGTTCAGTTCGCATCCAGGACTTGGGTGCCGATAGCATGACACGTGACCTTCCTGTGCACCCAATCAATGCCTGGGAAGACCCTAACGCCCAGCAGCAAATCCAGAATCGGTTTATGTCGCTATCCGGCGATCAATCGATTCGCATTGCTGGGGTACTGAATGTCCCCAAGAGCTATGTGATCAATGATAACACTAAAGAGCGTAACCTGCTGCTGGTGCGCACAGTAATTGCAGCATTGATTGATAAGATCGAAAAAGCTGCTGGTCGTCCAGCTTTTCCGCTTCGTGGTGGGCTGGTAAAGCGTGGCGATCAAACGATTCAAGATGACGGCGATTGTTATAAGCTGGTGTTCAAAGTCAATCATGGCGCTGACCCAGTTGATATTCTGGGTCAACCCGTTCGCGCAGATTGGTCGCTTGTGCTCCAAAAGGTACCACGTAGCAATCAAAATAAAAATAACTCAGTCGCCGCATTTCAGACCGAACGACCAGTTGTAACTGTTAATGGTTATACTGACTACTTGTACTCTGGTCAGGATAGCACACAATACATGGTGGGCATGAATGCTATTCCGCCATCGTTTATTCCGGTACCAATCGTTACCAATGTAACTCAACATCAAAATAACTGGTCTGAATTCAATGTTCTGGCATTGCCATTGGCACTGGCACTGTTCCAGGGTAATAACTTCCTCAGTAAATGGGAACCGAGTGCGGTGTTTGACACCATGCACAACATCGGTGCTCTTAACATTCAAGGTATTCGTCCGGGCGGCGCTACTGGCGTGCGCATCAACACCCAAGATCCGAACTGGAATATGGGTATTCTGCAAGCCACATTCGGTGGGATGATTCAGCCAACCGGCTTGATCTGCTTTGACGTGAATTCGTTCACGTTGAATGGATCACTTCTGGAATTGCTCTTGGCCTCTACTCTGCAGAATGAAATGGGAGCTAAGGCCAAGGCAATCCTGATTGCAGAATTTGATCGGGCGACCGCTGGACGTTTCAGTAAAAGCTGGGATGTCTCCCAGCCTATGGCACAACGAATGGGTGTATATCCGACCGGCTACTTTAATTATCAAGAGAAGCAAGGTGACCAAATTATCCAGTACCAGCGTGATATTCGCGCTGTGGATTATTTGGCAGTTTGCAACCATGCAGCTAACTCGGTTCCTACCGATACTCGTGTTCCGTTGGAACAAATTAATGACTATAACGCGACGCGTGATCCGCGCCGTACCCCTGATTACCAAATGTACGGTACACTCCAATCTGTAGAACGTGTATTGGGACCGAACTTTACTAGTACTGGTCATGTACATCGTATCGCAGTACAAGCTAACTTGCTTCGCCATTTGATGTCGCTGATTAATAGCGGCTTCCAATTGGCCGGCTTTGATTACTCTGGTATGGCCATTGGCCTGGATGCACAGCGAGTGGCCACTCAAGGCTTCAGCTTTGATCCTGGTGTATTTGGCCAAGGCCTGATGACTAACGCTCAAGACCAGATTTTTGGTACCAACACCTACAACACTTCGGGTGGCAGTAATGGTTCCAATATGTTTGGTGTGGGTAGCAATGCTGCATTTAGCGCCTTTATGTAATTAATATTATTAAATAGACCATGCTCCCGGTACTAACCAGTACCGGGAGCATTATCACTATTGGCATTCTATTTTTTTATCTTGAGGAACAACATGGGGTGCTATCAGCAGTTAGAGCAGTATACCGATATTGGTGATCCTAATCGCTTAAATTTTGTTAATGATCTCATTATTACTTCTAATGATGATAAAGTTAATTTAATGAAAATGATTCGGACTGATCTAGGATCTAATGAATCTTTTAGCTTATTACCAGCATGCGGATGCGGCCATACAAAAGAAGAACGCCGATTAGGCATGATATGTAAAAAATGTGGCACTGAGGTCGTAAGGCCAATCGAGGATGTAAAGCCAACACTATGGCTTCGTGCTCCTGCCGGTATCCATTCACTAATGAACATTAAAGCATTAACGACAATTATGTATTTCTTTGGTAAGAAAAACTTTAATATCATTCGTTGGATTATTGATAAAAGCTATGTTGAAAGTCGGGACATGGCTGGTGTTGTAATGACACTTGAGGCGCAAGGTATACAGCGCGGATATAATTATTTTGTTCAGAATTTTTATCAAATTATTAATGTTTTATTAGAACTCAAAATGGTAAAAGACAAACATAAAGTTAAAAAAATGTTTGATTCTCCTATTGATGAATTTCGTCAGTGGTTAGAAGTCAATAAAGATAATATCTTTTGTCACTATCTCCCAGTATTAAATAAAAGTTTTGTCGTAGTGGAAAATGAGGCATTAGGGGTATTTGCTGATCCATTGCTACCAGAAGTCGTAGAAGGAATTAAGTTATTTGTCGGTATTGATAATGCAATCAATAATTATTCGATTAAAAGAAAAGAACATAAAGTAGTCAAAGCTTTGCTTGCTATGGTAGAATTTTGGGGCACAGTAGAAAAAGAAGTTCTTGGTGGTAAGCCCGGATTATTTCGTAAACATGTAGCAGGCACTAGAAGTCAATTTTCCTTTAGAGCAGTAATCAGTTCTTTAACTGGAAAACATAAATACGATGAACTTCATATTCCATGGAATTGCGGCGTAGAAGTTTACCGATTACATTTAATTAATAAGTTGTTAAAACGCGGATATTCAATTAAAGCTGCTTTTCATATATTACACTTAAACGAACGAAATTTTGATTATCAAACAGGACCTTTACTTTCAGAGTTATTTAAAGAACTTATTGAAGAAAGTCCACGAAAAGGATTACCAGTTATTCTTAACCGTAACCCGACAATGAATAGAGGGTCACAGCAGCGCCTTCGTGTTACAAGAGTCAAAGAAGATTCTGACGACGTAACAATCTCAATGTCTATTCTTATTGTAAAAACATTTAATGCTGACTTTGACGGCGATGCACTAGCGGCGTCTATTATGCATGATTTTACACTTGATAATCTATTTGAAGAATTGTCACCGCATTATAACATTATTTCCGCAGCACACCCACGATCACACAGTGACGCAAATAGCTTACCTAAGCCAGCAGTATTTACAATTTCTAACTGGTTACGGTCGACTAAAAATTATAAAGAAGATCCGAATAAAGTGAATAAGATGTTGGATCTGTTTGCAGCATAGAAAGGAAATCCCCCCATGCAAGTATTTGAAGGCGGTATGTCTACAGTAAATACATTATTATTCGGAGCACCTAATCAAAGTACACTGGATTATGTAACAAATAGTTTTAGTAATTTCATAAGTACAATTAGCGAAAGCTCTAAAAGTTTCTTTAATAGTGCAATTAGCAATATTGATAATCTATTGAATGGTGATGTTATTAATAAAGCTAAAGCAATTCTTAAATCATCAAAAGATATTCTAGACCACATTGATGTTGTTTCAGCATTATCTAAATTAACTGATATCCAGACCGCTACACCTTACATGCAGCGTTGGATTATGACTGAAGAGACAGCACTTGATCTGTTTATGAAACAGCGATGCGTTGGTTTTTCAGTCGATGATAAAACGGGATATACTGATAATGATCCTGGTATATTTGGTGAGTTTAGATTTGACAGTATGATGATTAATCATGGAATGGTAAAAGAAAAAACAATTGATAATGTAATACATACTTTTGTAACTGAATATGATCTAGAAGAAGAAATTAAACAACGAAATGATACTGCACTATCTTTTGTTGAAAAAGCAACGATTCATGATATGCATACTTGGATCAGTTACTATATTGGTCAAGGTAAAGATCCCACAGATCCTAATGGCGGTAATTTATAATTTAACTGAATAAAATTCATTCCTCCTGTGTTTGCTATTATTATAGCAAACACAGGAGGTTTTACCTATGTCGGATGAATATTTTGACGACCTAAGAATAAATAATAAAGATACTATACTCACGACACCAAAGTATAAACATGCGCTCCCTACATTGGGTATGGCTGGTTGGGTGACTGATTTAGCGCCTGCTACAGATTTTCTTTTTTCCTACTATTTTACAACTTTACATTCTACCACTTATACTTCTCAGTCTGAAATAAAATCAATTCAATATACCATTTCTCAATATTTTCAAGATCCTGTTAAGCTAAGAGAATATATAGAATCTGACATTATGTTTCTATTAGAAAAATATTTTTATGTTAATGATGTTAATGTAAAAGTTAATAACCTTAATAATAATAATGATTCAGCATATGAGATTAGAATTAAAGCAGTAATTGTAAAAGAAAATATTGGTTATACGGTTGGGTATTTAGTCCGTACTATCAATTCAAAATTATTAACCTTTGCCAAACTCAACAATGGAGATGATATCAATGGCTGAGCAACCAGAATCTTTTGGAAAAGAAATTACACAAGAGGTATTAGACGATTTTACAAATCATCCAGAAAAATATTCTATTCTAGAATTTCAAGAAATTGAACTTGCTAGAAATACTAAAATTCTATTTGATCAATTTACCATGATTGCGGAACATAAAAAAGCTAAGATTCCTGAATCAGTATTTATCAGTACATTCTTGCCAATTTTCTTTGGAATGTCAAAGTTTGGTAATGGTGAAGGTTTTGATGATAATGGTGAAATCCTAATGAAACATTGGGTTGGTATCGCTGGTTCATTATTCTCACCTGTTGACGTTATTTCGGCAAATGGTGAAGTGTTATTTGAAGTACCTCCTATTGCAGATAGAGGTGTTTTAGTGAATCTTGATTCGGACCTAAATCTGGGTGCAGTATTGGATCATACTGCACTAATCCAAAAGACTCGCCCTAAACAAGCAGACCAAATGCGATATGAATCACTGGCTTCAAGAATTGCATTACTAGACGATAAAGGTACATTGTCTGTTTCTAAGAAATATCTAGAGACTTGGAATAAAATTGCTGATCGATATAATCTTCCACATTTTGTTGATACGACAATTAAAACAGAAACAAATAAAGAAACCAAAGTAGATACAAAAGAAGATCCTGATAACTCTCTTGAACTTGAACTTTAATGTCTATTGGGGTAGTTGGAATAAGTGATGTTCACTTATTCCATCGAAGAAATTTAACGATTGATATTGTTAGTAATCTTAATAAATATTTTATCCCACATTTAGAATCAGGTAAGGTAAAATTACTATTAATAGCAGGAGATTTATTTGACAGAAATCTATCTTTTAATCATGATGATACTTGCATTGCTGATGAATGGATTTACCAGTTAACTAATATTTGTATAAAGCACGATATTATTTTAAGAGTCTTAGAAGGGACACCATCTCACGATTGGGAGCAATCAAAACACTTCACTAAATATAGTAAGCATTTTACTAAAGCTAATATTAAATGGATTAATAAAATTACAATTGAACATATTCCAGAAATAGATAAAACAATTTTATATGTTCCAGATGAATCAACTAGTAGCGCAGAACAAACGTTAACCGTCGTAAAAGATCTATTGTATTCCAGTAATCTACAACAAGTCGATATTGGATGCATGCACGGTTACTTTAATTATCAGATGCCTATTTTAGATACAATTAGTAAATCAGCACATAATGAAAAAGAATATCTGAGTATTGTAAAAGGCCCAATTATTATTGGGCACATTCATACTCGTAAAACAAAAGAAAGAATCCATCCTCCTGGTAGTTTTGATAGATTAGCTTTTAATGAAGAAGAGGATAAAGGTTTTCTTCATTTCAACATAGACGAAAAAGATAGTAGTCAATACAAGTGTAAATTTATTGTGAATAAAACAGCAAAATTATTTAAATATATTGATGGTAGTGTTTATAGCGATTTAAACGCTCTCTATGAGTATCTAGATTCTGTAGTACCTAACTATCCTAAAAACTCTTATCTCTCAATACGGACAATTAGAAAGTCCTTTATTGATGATAATATTAATGATATTCAAAACAGATATTCAAAATATTTAAAAATAGAAAAATCTATTACAGATAAAAAAGAACATATTTTAGCAACTAAAGAGATTATAAAAGACGAATATGTTTCGATTAATATCACTCGAAATAATATTTCATCTTTACTGAGAAAACGAATGACAGACTCACAAGAAAATATTGAAGATATCGAAAGCTGTTTAGCAATATTAAATTCTATTATCAATGATTGAACCTTTTCCAGGAAAAACTATGCTAGGTGTCCTGCATGGCACACATCCGCTCTCTATTGCGACATCACTTGCATTTGAGGGGTTATCTGGTAATCACCCAGATAACCCAACAGAAGAAGATCTAACTGGTCAGTATCGGCAATTATGGATTAATGTCAAAACTTTATATAGAAATATTTATAATGCTTCAGAAATAGATGGGAAAATTACTTCAGAAACACATCAAGAATTTGCAGAAACTATCTTAGCAGAAAAAGATTATATTATCAAAATGTTATCGGAATATAATACTAAAGCATTTTTTTATCACAATAACTTAAATAATCTAAAACGTAAATATCCCCATGCAACAATTAGAGAAGATAAAACGGCTAAACAAATCCAATTCACTTCGGTGTATAATAGTGTTGCTAAGTTAATTTTCTTACGAGATAAATTTCCAGAACTTAAAGTATTTGACGGAAGAATACAACCGGAAACACAAGAACAATCTTTAGTTTTAACACACTTACCTTTAGATTTATTTTCCTATCATAACTTTACCCTACCTTTACATTTATTAGAATCACATACTGGTGCTGTTAAGAAAAGAGAACAATGGTATACGAAATATAACGATGGTAAAGAACTTGCTATGATTCCATTTAGAGAAGATTTAATTCAGTTTTTTGGAGATAAAGAATCTATTGTCCCTTATTTAAAGAAAACAAGAACTGCTATTATCGAAATAGCAGATAAATATAACTGGACGCAGGCTACTACTCTAGATAAAATTAATTATTCGATTAACCAAAGTAAAGATGATTATCTTAAAAGTGTATGGCGAGATATTCAATCTGCTCGTTATAATTAACAAATTACTGATTACTTTTTATTATAGAAAACAGGAGAAGCTTTATGGATAAGCCGGCATTTGCTTTTAATGTAATTAAGAATTATCTGTATGAAACCAAATTCAGAGTCGAAGGTACTCCAGTAGAAGCTGGTGCTAAGCCGCCAGTACTCCAATTCCGTGTATCAAGAAATAATCCAAAATTTATTGTCTATCTGAATTCACCATCGTATACAAAAGATTTTGGTAAAGTAGAACTTGCTGTCTCTACTTTTGAATTCTTTGAAATTACCACAGCGCTTAAATCTATCATTGAAAATAAAGATGCAGATACAATTACAATTAAGTTTTCTGATTTTAAGTGGTATGGTAAACAAAGAAGTAAAGAAAAAGAATTTATGGGTAGCGTGACAATTGGTCGTGATAACGGCTGTGTATTTATGGGCTTTAATTTTGGTGATGGTATTGATAAACCAAAGTTTGTATTTGGTGGTAGAACAGACACTAACTATTACAATAATACGAAAAAGAGAAATCTTACTGATGTAGAGATTTCTGAAGTAAAAGCTAGAGGTATGGTGAATGCCATTGAAATGGTAATATCTCAAGTATTGGTGCGCGAATATGTAGAACCAAAACCAAAAGAAAATAAACAAGGAAATAACAATCGCGGTAGTAATAATTATAACCGAGATCAAAATGATAATCAGAGTCAGCAAAATAATACACAACGAACTGACTACGAAGACGAGATCCCTTGGGGGTAACTAAATAGGGGACTACGGCTAAATGCCGTAGTCCCCATGTACTTTTTGTGAAACAAAATATATTCAAACATATATTACTATATTGGAGGTACTGTGTATGAAAATTACAATGTCGAGTGATCGACGTTCTGCTGATGTTAGGCATAAAGATAATGAAGTTATTACGTTTAGTATTGAAGGGTTTGCAAAAGCCTATTCAAGTGGTGGTGATAATATTGATAGTAATGATATTTTTGATTTACTTAATCAATATCTAGCTTGGCTAGATTCTATTGAGTCAACTAAAAATAATTCAGAAGAAATTTATGATAATTTGAAAATTATGTTAAACATTTTATTAACTGCTACCGACGATGTTAATTCGCTTATTCAACGATTACAAACAATTTCTGTTTATGCCGTAGAAGCACTCGATATTGAGAAATTAGATTATTGGGTAAACAATGTAGCAAGAATTAGTTTTCCTGAGTTACCAAGTGAATATAATCAAAGTACATGTGGTGGCACACGAGAAACAACTTATCTTAAAACAGATTATAGAGACTTAGTATCATTTGCTATTGCGACAAGAATCTTTGTTCCTATTTGGGGTGAATTAGTTGATGTCATTAAGAAAACAATTTCTCAAGATAAAGAATACTATTGCTATTTGTTATTGGTAAAAACAAAACTATATAAGCATAAAGCATTAAGTTTTCTTCGTAATTATGTCAAGTTGAATTTGACTCGACTGATTAAAGACAACTATGTGCGGACAGTTGCATTAATGTCACCGACGACCATTGATGACCTACCTGCGATTACAACAGCGTTATGCGTTGTTCGTCGAGTCGCACTTAAACGAGTAACTCCTGCAGCAGATGGTAAAACACTTGTTACATATATTTATTCATACATCATGCAGCGAGCTGATCCAAATAGATCAGAGCATGTTAGAAGTAAGAATCCAAATGCTATTGTTAATGACTCGGGTCAAGAAAGATCACGAGCTGAAGCATATCGTGAAAAATCAGATATTCCTATTGGTGATCTAACTGCAATCCGAGTCTATTTATCTGACCCTAGAATTGTAGCAGAACATATCCAACCTGGATTATCACAACACCCGCTATTCAATGTTAATTATCAGTCGGTAATGCAAAACCTAAAAGATCATATTGTCACTGATGCTCAGCTTGCTATTGTACAATGGATTGTTAATAAAATTGCACCAGCAAGAATCTTGAAATATTTTACAAATGAAGAAATTTTAAAATTATTGGCAGTTACTCAACTCTATCTTTGGAATAATGGGTTTAAAGAGGTTTGTATGTTATTGTCTGGTAAGATTGATAATAATGCACCAGTTAATATTGCAGCAAAATCACAAATCAATAAAAGTGATGTTCTTATTTTAGATCAGTTTTATAAACTAAAACGAATGACGTCTAGCAGTCGTGGCGCAGTAAGAGAAAATGTCGCTGTAAAAGCGATAGAACTGGTTTCTGGTGAGTTCTTTACTTCAGGGTGGATCACCACTCTACCAGAAACAATGTTGGTTGAAGTGCAGCCGGACAAAAGGCGACGAATCGCCTGCCCTCCCGAGATTAGAAATTTTCTATCTCGTTTGATCATCTTTTTAGCCCAGGAGCAATCCCATGCCCAGTAACGATATCTTTGGTGGCCCAAGTAATTTTAATAGCTTGTTTGGGAATAATAATCGACCATCTTCTACTTCTAGTAACTCTAATCTGTTTAATGAATCATCGATTCTTGGTGAACATGACCCACTTCTGAACAAACCTCGGGTTAATTTGAATAATGCTTCTATCCCGGCACTTGGTGGGCCGGATGATAAACTTGATGGTGAAGCAGATATCAAGTTTGTTTCTTTGATTATTACTGAAATTGCTTCTTACCATCATATTCAAGAAATTGGTAAACGGGATATTAACCCGCGAATCAATATTGGCACAATTAACACAATTAATGATGAGTTGCATTCTTGCGCTACTGGACATTTGACTAATGATAATCTTGCTGGTTTGGGGATGGATATCTTATCAGTAACAGCTACGCCTGTAGCACAAGTAGATATTATCAATGGTTGGGGTACGAAACGACACGCCTTTATGTTGGTGCTGGACGTCCATAAGACGTGGTCAGATGAAAGAAAAATTATCAGTGGATTCACTGATGATTCAAGTAAGATTAGCTTTGCATTAGGATCACCCACTATTGCAAAAGACATGCGATTTACGATTAATAATATCACCACATTTAAAATTTCTCGAAATAAAGCAACGGGTCTTTCTAATGTATCTACACAATCCGTGGAGCATTTGTTAAGTTCTACTAGCAGCAATGGATTTATGGGTAATGGTTCCGATTGTATTGTTAATCCAAATTCGGTACTGACTCGGATTGCTGATAAACTCGAATCAGATGATGATACAGATACTATTTCGTCTTGCATATATCCTTCCGCAACGGGTGTTTTGATTCGTCGAGATTTTGACCACCCATTAAATACAACTAAAGAAATTATTAATGGATACCACTCATCACTCTCTACCTCAGAGGCAAGTGATAGTGAAGCAACCGTCTTTCAAAAGGCAGCGGCCAATTGTAATTCTAAACGTTCAGTGGCAGATCCATTCTTGAGAATGATTTGTAACGAAAATAGAGTATCCCAAGTGTTTCTCTGGGAACAATTGATGCGGTGGTTTCCAGAAGCTTATCAAAAATCAAAATATGTTAAAGTAGATAAATCTGCTTTGATTCCATATAACAGCGGGTGGAATAATGCCACCTATTCGGCACAGGTGGCATATCTACTGTCACAAGTAGTCCCTCCAGTCATGCTGAAATACGGTATTCTGTCATACGGTTTTGTGTTGACAAATATGAATAGAAATACGTTAACGCGTAAGTTTGATATGGCAATTACACCATCTGATATTCCTTATGGGTTTTATGATAGCAATAGTACTGTTGAGACTCAACGTGTCATTGACGCAATTAATGATGAGATTGTAAAAGATCTTGGTAGAATGATTTCGTATAACAATGAATTGGGTATTAGCGTCACTGTGTCGTATTCGGCGACGTGCAATATGTATATTCGACTGAAGTTTTCTGATGGCATGGGTGCAGAAGAAGATTATGTTTACCCTGCATATGCTTCGGCTAAATTCAGCACATCAGTGACAAATAACTTTAATACAATTGATCATGTGTCAACAAGCTTTAAAGAGTTGATCGATCATCTTGACGTGCCAAGTAAGTTCTCAAGATCAATGACATCAAGTTTTACCAATGATATTTTTGGAACGTCTAGCAATCAAAATAATAATGATCCATTTTCTACAGCTACTAGCACTGGCTTTGATTCAAACTTTTTCTCAAGGGGTTAAAAAATGATGCTATTGGATGCATACACTAGTCTGCTTTCTGCAGCAGGACTGAGTGTAAAAGGTAATTCCCCTTCTCCTGAACAAGAAGGGGAGGTGTATATTAATCGGGGAGGAGAAACCTCTTCAGAAAAAACACTCCTGCTTGTCGGTGGAAAGAAACTGGTATTGCCTGTGCAGTACCAATTGAAGAATCCAGTTGACACTACCTGGACAACACGAATTCTGTTTCACCCATTCGTAGAGCCAGCGATTCGTGGAGCAGAAGATCCAGTCTTCCTGGCGTATAAAGATCAGTTGCAAATGCACGCTAACATGTGCGTGATGATGCAACTGTATAGTCTACTGGCAATTGCTGGTGATAAAGATAATCATTCTACACTGACACCTGAGCAGTCAGAAGTCGTTTCTGCATTAGCAGGTGTCAATGAAAAAGTCATTAAGACATTTACTAATAAAATCCAAAAGAATCTGCATGTAGGGAAAGATATTCCATACGTCAGATTCTATATCCGAAATACTGCACTCCTTGATGGCGAGAAATTCTCTAGAGGGTGCATTGTATCTTTCCCAGTCTATGAAGAATTGGTTAAAGATTCTAAAAATGAAATTATGTCGGCTTCTGAAAAGAAACCCATTTTAGCGGCATTTAAATTTATCTTCCAGAATATTGATACATTAAATTTCTATTCACAAGGAAGCTCTTGTAAAAGAGCGCCTACGATTGTTTCTCTATTGCTGGGCTATGGTAGCGTAGCAATGGAACTAAATCGCATTACTCAAATGTTTGATGGTAATAGTACATTTGAGTGTCCACTTATCTCAATTGACTATGACCAGTATATTACAAATTTGTCTGATGCTACTATGGTAAAAGAAATTCACATGATTCCACATCATGCGAACATACAGAGTTATAAAGAAACAGTCGTGACTCCACCCCCAGTACAAACACAGTATCAACAGCCAATTAATGCATTTGGTATTGGTGGATCAGGAGACCAATATAGCCCATCTGATCCTCGCCGATATATCGGTGGGGGATTTAATAACCAGCCACAAAATACTGGTGGCTGGTCACAATTTCAAACTACACCAAATGTCCCTACATGGGCTGCCCAAAATACGACAGCAAGTACTATGCATGCATTTGCGAATGCGTATGGTGGTAATAATAATTTTAATAATGCGACTCCTACTCAGGTAGGCATTTACGGTTACTAAGTTATCAGTAAACTGAGTACACTGGTGGGATTACCCACCAGTGTACTCAGGCCATTTTTCTTTTTCTAATAAGTTCTGGAAATATAAGTTGCTCTAATTTTTTCTATTTCCTCAAAAGGTGGTATTACAATATAGTTTAATTCTAATCTATTTAAAAATGGACTTTTAAGTCCTAATAGTCGTGTCATAATCCAATGATATTGTTTAGGTATTTTTCTATCTAAAAATAAGCTGTATATATCACATTTATTTTTAATCATCTCATGTTCTTGTACAATGGAGATTGTTGTATCTGGATGAGTTAATAAATATTCAATATGATCTTCTAATACTATCCGAAAATTATCATTGTAGTATAAACTATCGCCAGAGCTTTCAATAAAGGACATAATTAAGTTTCCCCTTTTTAAAAAGACTTAAATTATGAATTATCAATGATATATTACTATTATAGTATCGTTACAATAAAAAGGATGACACATGGTCCCAAAGAAAGCTACGAATGAAATCCAACCAGAATTAATGTCATTGAATGCATTACCTGGTGCTCCTGGTGCTGGTATTTCATCAGCACGTTCATTGATGTATGGTAGCCATCTACCACAGTCAGTTCCTATTTCTAAGATTACTGCAAAAAGAATTCAGAATGATGCTTTAAATAGTATTTCTGAATTTGATATGAATATCCAATTTCCAGATAATGCATTTGTTATTGATGTCATTTATAAATTCCCTAAAGTGTTTGGTGGCACTCGGGTCAATAAATCTAATATTAATAATGGTGTTGTTATTTATGAAAATCCTAACCACATCTTGTGTTGTTTGGAAATTAATGACTATTGTAGTAAGCATCCTTATTTTGGTTGGGATTATCGACCAACAGATGAATTTAAACGGTTATCACCAAATACTGTATTTGAAAAAGGTGACGTTTTATTTGAAACGCCAGGTAGACTTGCATCTGGTGAATATGGTTATGGTAGAGAAGTTAAAATTGCTGCTATTACGATTCCTGGTGTTTCTGAGGATAGTATTGTTGCTTCGGATACCGCATTAGAAGATTATAGTTTTCCTATTTTTCATAAAAAGAATGTAGGGTTTGGTTCTGACTTGTATCCGCTAAATACCTACGGTGATAATAATACAATTAAGATTATGCCTGATATTGGCGATGAAGTTAGAATTGATTCAGTAGTGCTTGCATTACGAGAACATGATCCATATTTGTGTGTTATAGAGGAAACGAATAAAGGACTACAAACAGTATGTCCTATTACAGACAAACTAATTAAAATTAATTACCGTACCGGTATCGTTACAGATATTCATGTATTCAGAAATAAAACAAGTAATAGTATTATGCCATCCGAGTTAGAAGAACAATTAACTTTTTATCATGAATCATTACAACAATATTATCAAAAGATCTTAGATGTTTATCGTAAGTTTCAAAAACAACGTGGTGCTAATATGCTAGTAAGTAATGAGTTTGCACAACTCGTGCTTGATGCTAGAAAATATTTAGAAAATGTGACGTTGCTTAATAAGAAAGAAGTATTAGAACCTTGGCATGTTAGTATCACAATTAGAAGTGAAGTTGTTCCTAACTTAGGATTTAAACTTACTGGCGAACATGGCGATAAAGGCGTGGTATGTAAGCGTGTTAAACGTGAACATATGCCTAGAGATGAGTATGGTAATATTGCCGACTTTGTTGTCGACCCTATGTCTACTGGTGCTCGTATGAATCCCAGTAGAAAATACGAATGGTACTATTCTACCTCTCCTCGTGATTTCGGTGAAAGAATTAAAGATTATTTTACCCAGAAATACAATACAACAATAAACGATATTATTAATCGGAAACTTATCCAACGAGATAATGACACACAAGATGTTCAGTATATTAAAGACCTGCTATTAAATTATTATCAATATATGAGTCCTAAGATTTATGCTATCTTTCAAAATAATGAATACAGTGCACAATTTTCAGATCATATTGAATATATTTTAACTAATGGTATTTATTTACATCAGGATATTAATATTGAATACGATCTTCCAGACCTTGTTCGTTTTTGTGAATCAGTAGAGTGGTATAAACCAAAGGTTGGTAAAATTTCATATATTGATGATGAAGGTAAACAAGTTATTGTAGAAGGTGAAAGCAGTATCTTTTCTGCGTATATGATGCTACTTGAAAAGATTGGTAATGATGGGAGTGCAGTTTCGACTTCTCTGGTTAATCATCTTGGTTTAGCAACACAAAATAGTCATAGTACTTCTATTAGAAAGAATGCAACTCGTAATGGTGGTGAGGCAGAAATTAGAAGCATGTGTGGTAATCTAAATGCAAAAGCAGTAGCAGAATTTATGGATAGAAATACATCATTAGAATCATTAGAAATTATGTCACATGCTATTTTAACAGCAGATAAACCAAGTGCAATTGAAAACATCATTGATAGAAAAATCCATCCATATGGAACAGGACGAGCATTGCGACTCGTACGGCATCTAATGTATTGCTCTGGATACACAATGAAATGGAAACCGTATAAACCCTAATACTCATAGGAGTGGGTATGCACAGACTCTCAGCTAGAAAACTCCTATCCGTATCACCACAAGACCTCTGGGATCTTTTAACTGGAGAATTTATTCTTGTGTTTGATGATGGTGAATTGCAAACAAACTATACTGAAACAATTTTCTCCAGATACTTTTGGAGATATCACTTAGAGTATCCAAATCTAAAACTATCAGTTAAACACCACGTTACAACAATCTTAAAGAATGATTTATATAATGCAAAAACACACATTAGCTTATTAAACAATATTCTTTGGGATGCGTATGATAGTATCCCAAATGCAAATAAAAAAGATCTAGAAAGATTAAGTCTTATTGATTTTGAAATCACTAATGAACTTTATAACGATACTGTATGTGATAAGATTCAAAAGTATGCTGGTATGTCTAGTATCCTAGATTACATTGCTTTGTTAGATGATCCAATTATTAAAGCTGCACATGAGAAATTAACACCAGATCCTATCTCTATATCACAAACACAGAAGATTGTAGCAGCAAGATTAATCGATCCGGATATTGGTAATAATTCAGTTATGTTAGCCGTTAGAATGGGCGTAGTAAGACTATCACAAATGTTATTGATGGTGGGTCCACGTGGGTATCCTACTGACATGGATGGTCTTATTTTTAGACACCCTATCTTAACCGGTTATATTCATGGGTTTAGAAAATTCTACGATATCTTTACTGATAGCCGAGGCGGTGCTATGGCACTAGCCTATGCTAACTCAGCAATCAGTCAAACCGAATATTTTAATCGTAAAGCACAGCTCAATGGTCAACAAGTAGAACGAGTCCACCAAGGCGATTGTGGTAGTAAAGAAACACATTCTTGGCTAGTAACAAAAGATAATTATAATAATTTAATTGGAAAATATTACTATAATGAAAATAATGAATTATGTAAAATTACAAATGACAGTAAACACCTAATTAATAAAACAATTAATCTAAGGGTTATTTATAAATGCAACCACCCAGATCCAAATGGAGTATGTTCCACTTGTCTAGGTGAACTTGCTATATCGTATTTAACAAATACTAATCCAGGACAATCAGCAGATGCGATTGTTGGGGAAAAGATCACTAGTTCTCTACTTCAAGCAAAGCATGAAATTGGTAGTGCTGAGGTGAATAGAATTGAACTTGACCATGACGCAAATAAACTATTTGAAGTATCAAACGACGGCATTGGTTATAAGTTAAATAAATTAATTAAAGGTAAGTATGTTTGTATATTAGTAAGTAGTAAAGAAGCACCAGGAATTCCTGATGTAAAACTTGCACAAGATGTCTTAGACTTATCACTATTTAAAGTCAGTCGTATTACTGAGATTGGCATGACGGTTAATTCAGTAGAATATTTTGTGCCGGTTGTATTTGAAAATAGAAAGGCGTATTTTACTCATGCATTTTTAGACCATGTTAAAAAATATGGATACTCAACCACATCAAATGGTGATTATTTAGTTGATATGGAACATTGGGACTTTGACAGAAAAGTCATGGAGTTACCAATGAAATATTATAACATGTCTGACCATGCTAGTCTTATATCTAGTCATATTGAATCTTCTGTTTCTAATCTTGCTAAACGAAATAGTCGTGCAGCAATTGATAATGTCATGGAAGAACTATATACTGTTGTTAATGCAAAAATTCCAGTCCACTTCAGTGTATTAGAAATTGTATTCTTCTCAACTACCATTCAGTCTGCAGGATTTGATAGTCCTAAGAATTTCACATTACCTAAATTGAATACTCCGGCTGCAATCGGTGCTCTAAGCGAAACAATCCGAATGAGAAGTATGAGTGCAGCTTTAGTGTATCAAGGGCAGCATGCTACCTTAACGCGTCTAGAATCGACATTAATTACAAATAGACCAGATCATCCTTTGGATGTCTTATTTAACCCTCAGGAACTTTCTGAGTATTATGGCTGGTAGCCAACTCACTATACGACGACGAAGTCATCACTTGGTACTACTACCGCATGCTGATACTGCGGTAGTAGTTATCGAGGGGTATTGTCGTCGATTAGTCGAGTATACTTTAATTCCTAACCAAGGTAATTTAACTTCTGTGCCAGATAAAGTTTATGCTGTGTACAGAAGTAAAGCAAAAGAATATAGAATCCATTTTAATTTATATCAAGATTTTATTAATTTTGTAGGAAATAAAATTACCTATGAGATTATTGATGATGTGCCAACACAAGGAGAAATAATTTCTCTCCCTATTTTTGATAAATGGGTTCTTAGAGAAAATCAAGTTCCATTCTTTGAATACTCAAAACATACGCCTAAGTTATGGGAACAGCCAAATAGAATTTTAACTTGTCAGCCTGGCGCTGGTAAATCATTTATTCTAATGAAAACAATGTCTGATTATAAACGTAGAGCAATTATTGTTATGCGACCAACTTATATGTTTAACTTTGAGTCAGAGATGTGGGATACTTATGACATTTCTGCTGAAAGAGTATTAACTGTCGCTGGATCGCACGAGTTAGTTTCTTTCTTAAACTCAATTAAAGATAACACATTTGACAAAGATATTGTTATGATTAGTAATCGTACGTTATATCGTTATTTTAAATCATTTATCTCATTAAGTAAAGAAGAGTTTTGTGCTAAGTACCCTCTAGATATTGATGAACTATTTAAATATGGAAGATTTGGTCTGAGGGCTATTGACGAAGTCCATCAAGATTTCCATCTTAACTTTACATTAGATTTATTTACTAACGTTACTAAATCACTTTCTTTATCAGCGACATTAGTCCCTGGTAAAAATCGATTCCTATCCTACATTCAAAACGTAGCTTATCCCGTTACAGATCGATTTGTACAAAAAAATATTAATGTATACGTTGATGCCTATGCAATGATATATAACTTAGAATCTCCTACTAAAGCAAATTATACTAATGGTGCTTTTTATTCACATAACACGTATGAGAAATATTTATTAAGTCGAAAGAAGCTATTATCTAATTACGTTGATTATATTAAAATGAGTATTGACTTTCTCTACATGAATAAAAGAGTACCTGGTAAGAAATTCCTAGTCTTTGTTAGCAGTGGTAACATGGGTAAGTTTTTACAAATTAAACTACAATCTATTTATCCAGACTTAATTGTCGGTAGGTATATAAGAAAGTATAAAGATCCTAAACATGTATTACTCGATAGCGATATTATTGTTTCTACTCTACAGAGCTGTGGCACAGCAGTAACAGTACCAAATCTTAGTGGTGTTTTCTTATCAGTCGCTATTGACAGTGAATCTAGTAATAAACAAGCCTTTGGTCGCATTCGAGAATTAGCCGATAGTGATAAACATGTATTTGGATATGCTGTATGTAATGATATTAGAAGTCATCGTTCATATCACTCTAGTAAAAAAGAATATCTCACCAGTAGAGTTAATCAAATACAAGAAATACAAACAAGAATATATGTATAAAATGTTATTACACTGGATACTGGCANNTGCCAGTATCCAGTGTAAGATTATTTTTTTTGTTTTCCTATTCCATTTTTTCTAATATCTTCTGCTAAATTATCCACATCTGCAGTTTCTTTATTATTCAGCAATTTAACAGACTTCATTATAGATTCCAACATGGTGGGAGGTAAATCTAATAATTCGGTTAAAGACATATTTGTTTTAGTTGGAATGTTTAACTCAATAATTTCTAGCATTAATTCATGAATAAAATTACCAGAGAAATAATCTTCTTGTCTATACCGTCTAATGGGCGCAAACCCTTCTGGGTTATAGTTTAAGCCTTCTGGGGGTTTAATTGGATTAGTATATAGATTAAAATCGACTAAATAATATTCTAATGATTTTGCTCTATTAGAAAACTTATGATCTTTTTTACCTTCAGCATAAAGATAAGAAAGTAAAGAAGGGGGTTTCTCACCATGACGATAATCATACCCCTTCCATACTTCTTTACTTCTCTCTATACCAAATTCTCTATCAAGAATATTATCCCCATTACCACGGGATAATTGTTGTTTCCAGTCTACGAAGCTAAAGCGTCCACACCGGCCATGAGGCTGAAAAAAAAACTGATTGGGTCATATGCGATATATTCAGGTGTGTTAGTTGATAGACTTTCTTCTAGTTCATCGTCAGTAATAGCAGGAAATGCTGTTACCGAGTGCGTATTCTTAACATTAAACTCGATAACTTTTTCTAGGAAGGTTGCTTTATAGCCATCTTTATCACCAAAGATAGATAGCACTTTACTGATACTTTCTTCATCAGTGACATCAGTACTATCTAGACCATCTTCATCAATATCTGAAATAGATTCTACCATATGACCATATGTACGAGCATGATTAATGTTTGCAGTCTTAGTAATTAATTCATCTCGTTGTTCATTATCATTGTCAATACTTAAAGCAGTATCGACCAATCTAACAGTTTGATTAATCCATTCAGTCGAATTCTTCAAGAATTTACTAATGGAACAAAATGCAAGATTAATTTTTGTATGTGCATTTAACATGAATGAGTCTCGATAAATAATATTACTATCCTCACGATATTTCTTTAGATCTTCTTCATTATATTTTTTATTTACCTTGGTAGACAAATGTGATAGCTGTCTATCTGTTAGCATAGTAAAATCTTGTACAATACTTTCTTGAATACTGATATAGTCATCGATAGAAATTCTGGCATTATTATTATCAGTTAGCGGTAGTGCGACTTGAATATTATAACCTTCAGGGTGCCATGCTGCTGCTAGTGCAGCAATCAAAATATTCTTATCACGAATATCAATATAGTCAAAAATATTTTCTTCTAGTTCAGCAGTAAGATTAGATTTATAAATATGATTTTTAGCAATATTTAGAATTTCTTCTTCTAGTAATGACGTTGATGCGTCATATAGCAAGCCTTTCGCACTTCTACCTAAAGATACTTTTGATTGACCATAGGAAAAATATGCAGTACTCAATTCAGTACTACTTGGTGATGTAATAACTAGATAAATACCAGAATGAATCAATGGTATTTGAGTAGGTGCACCTAAACCCATTCTTTGTCTAAAATGAATTTCTGCTTGTTCACCTTGTAGTGATTTACTTGCTTTAATGCCTTTAATAGGTGCAGTGGTTAATTCAACATTCTCTTTTGTCATAAAGCTATTAGAGAATTTTTTACCCGAAGTATTTAGTGAGTCATGGAATACATCACTTGCGTGATAGAAATTGACTGCTCTACCAATACACTTCTTCCATTCTCTGAGGTCAGGAGAAGCATTAGAATCAATCTTAGGCGCGTCTTCTAATTGCTTCATGAGTGTCTTATAACTGACACCAGGCATCGACATTCTGAGTTCTGAATATTCTTTACCCGTACTCTTATAGATAATTTTTTTGTCTAATTTATTTTTAGTTTTTTCTTTTTCTTCATTTGGCGTGTCATTTAGCATCTTATTTAGATCCATTTCTTGATTTTCATCACTCATTTAGTTTCTCCATTTTTCAAAAATTCAGGAATCAAAATTTTATCATCCATAACTCGACTTGCTATTTCTACATAATCCCCAATTTTAATTTCTGGAGTTTCTTCAATATTGTGTACATCACTATCAGTGACATGGGTCGATAGAATGTGTTTAATTCGATCAATATTTACACTAACAACTTCTAGGTATTTTACAGTCATATCCTGGTATTCAATATAGAGTTCCATGACCTCGATGTATTCATCGTAGTCTTTCATGCCTCTTTTTTTATTTTTATGTTTATCATAGATCAATTCAAGTTGAATATCTGCAGCCTCAATTGCTTCTTTAACAGTAGCTTGATGTTGTATGAGCTGTTCTTTGATTTCAATAATCGTAATATGGTTAATTTCTTCTTTAACAATATCCGATAATTTACTATAGGTATTTTTTAGATTATCTAGAAACGATTTAATGTCTTTATAAGTTTGAATTAGCTCATAATAGCTTTTATTATTTCTAAGAGAGTGTTTTAGTACATTATCTTTTTTAGCTTTCTTTTTAAACTGTCGTCTTTGTTCTCGGTTCATTCCCTCTAGTGCTTTATCAAATTCAGTTTTACTTTCACTTAGTTCTTTTGTAGTATTTGTATAATCTTTAATATCGGTAGAATGCATAAACATAGGACTATCTGCAGTAAAGATAGAACTGTTTCTACCTCTCAAAGATGAATTATTATCAGGTGTATTCATTGTACTCTCCTTGTAAAAGATAAATATTAATTTCATATGAATCAAAGATATTAAAAATTTACTACTGGAGAAGAAATGGAACAACTGAAAAGTTTGTTAGAGTTAATTGCAACACCTGCACAAAAGATTGTTATTATTGATTTAGTTAATATTTTTAACCGAGTCAATTTTACTGGATATTTGTATGCACTAGAAGGATTATTCACTAAAGTAGAAAATAATGAAATAGAATTATCTATTGCACTATCAGATATTTTTGAAATCGTAACTGATCAGTGCTATGATGTTGCATTAGCATTTGGTATTACACTAGAGCCTAATATTTATATTAGAGATTTATATTCTATTATTGATGCAATTGTTTCTATTGAAGAAATTGAAGATAAGCATTGGGTACTAACACAACTGCAAGCGGATGGTGATGAAATTGATAAAATCGTTTCATTATTACGTCATCATAATCAAACTGTCAGTGAAGATATTTTTTACGAATCTATTACTAGAGTTAAACCATCAGTCATTACAAAACTACTCAGTATTACTGAAGTGAGCCTAGAAGAACATGCTCAAGATAATTTTGATATTAATCCAAGTATTAAAAAGATTATTAGTTTGTCTAAAGTTATTAATGCGAAATATAAAAATAATGAATCTGTGATTAATAAGTTCTATATCGAGAAAATGATTAGAAATAATATTCCACTAGGACTTCTATTTGAAAATTATCTTTCAATTGAAGTATTAGGAAAAATTACAGTAGAAGATATTGAAGAGTATAATATTATCGAATATGTCCAACAAAATGATGCAGATGCGATTGCTACAAATCTATTAGGTCTATGTTATATTTCTCGAGACGGAAGAGACAACCCCCAATTGTATCTTAAGTCAATTGTTGAAAAAGTTGTATCAGATGCTAATACAATTGTTAAAGTAATGGTAATTGTCACCGAGTTAATTAATAAACAATTGCAATTAGAATTAACTGAAGGGGGGCAATACAGTGGATAAAAGGACTGTATTTTTACGAGCTATGAATGCTGGATTATATACTGTTAGAAATTGGGTTATTGCAGCATTTAGTATTACTAAGCAAAATCAATTAGAAACAAAATTTTATCCTTATCAGATTGTTAGAATGACCGATGCATATTACTTTGCAGATCCTGGTAATACACCAATTACATTAGAGACACAAGACGATTTAATTGAGCTTATAGAAAACCCACATTTAGATAAAACACATTTAGTGAAAATTACAAATGGTAATGTTAATAAACCTTTGTATAATAAAGACGAGATTCTTAAAATTAGTCATAAAGAAGTCCCAAGTGTCACTGGTGAAATAGAAACTCTCTATGGTAATGTATTAGTCAACTACATGACTTTTATTCATGTCTTTGGTGGAAGATTCCCTTACCTAGAAGGTAAAATTACTCCAAGTTATATTGAGAATTTTGTATTACCTAAAATCCGTTCATCACTAAAGCCAGGAGAAATCGCTGATCCTAAAGTAATTTATGTTGATGAGTGGATTCAATTAAGAGATTTAATTTTAGAGCTACCAAAATACACCACACTTTTCTTCCAACCCGGTAATGAGAAAACATTAACGGTTAATAAAGAAGTGATTAAACTAAGAGACAAGCTTGTGCTGGAGAATAAAGATAAATTAAATGATCCAGAAGTAATTGCTGATATTGCAAAACAATGTAAACTCAAAGATAAAGAATTTGTGACACAAGATAGAGTCAATCGAGATTTTTATCAAGACGATAAAGTATTTGATGTGGTTAGAACTAAAAAGTTTATTATTTCGACTTCTGAAAATGGTCTTACAGATAAACCAGAAGATATTATCTTTATTCCTAATTCTTTTGACGAGGGATGGGATCCTAAGAACTTTAGTAAATTAAATGATGTGCATAGAGCAGGCTCTTTTAATCGTGGGGCACAAACACAATTAGGTGGCGTAGCCGTTAAAGAACTATTAAGAGCATCTTCTAATATTGCTGTGGCTATACAAGATTGTGGTAGTAAATTAGGGATGACTACTTTTATTCCTAATGTAGGATTTGAAAAATATATTGGGTTTAGTGTACAAACAAATACAGGTCCAGAATTACTAACAGATGAGACAATTAAGAAGTATCTAGGAAAATATATTGTTAGAAGATCCACTCAATATTGTAAAGCTAAAGGAAATGATTATTGTGAGGTTTGTGCTGGTGCAAAACTTGCTGCGAATAAGACAGGCTTGTCTGTAGCTATTTCCGAATTTGGTTCAACCATGCTATACATTTTCATGAAAGCAATGCATGGTAAAGCACTTAAAGTGGCTACTGTTAATTTAGAAGAAGTTATTTATACATAAACTAATTAATATGATTCACTTTATCTAACTAAATTTCTATCAGGAGAATTCACCAATGGCACAACAAGATATCAAATCCAGCTTGGCTACTAAGACAACGATTACTGCTAATGTTGCCACTGCTTCTACACAAACACCCCAAGAGACGGCTCAACCGACTCAGGCCACTACAGCTAATCAAGCAACAAATAAGAATACGGCTACCGTTACGGTAACTGCACCCGCCCCTACTGAAGTTAAACAGGATACAACTGTTAATTATAATTTTGATACTAGCATTAATACGTATCTAAAGACAGTAAAATATTTGATTGATAATTTTGATGGTAAGAAGATTCCAGTTGAAAGTGTTGGTGTTAATATGACACTATCTGCCTGGCAAGCGATTAAGAATATTGTGATTAGAGCAAAAGACGAAGATTTTACACAAATTATGGAAGAACTGAATAAGCTCTTCCTACAAGGTACTGAAATGGATAAGTGTTTTGCTGATAATCGAATTCATTATTATTCTAACTCGTTTATCAGTGCAGGTAAATTGAGTAAAGATGATTTGCGTACATTTGAATTAATGATCACGACAATGGTATTGTTGGCTAATAAGCAAACTCGTAAGCTTACCGTTAAGCAAGTTATCTTGGATCAAGCGTTTAAGGGTCTAAGAAACGACGCTGCCGTACAGCGCCTCATCACCTATTATAATTCCTAACATTTTTATATAAGTCTATACAGAGAGACTACGGCTAAGCCGTAGTCTCTCTGTATAGTGTATTCTGGTTTACAGAACACAATCCAATTTTTCTTCATGTACTTCTTTACGATATTCTAGATAGTCAACATAAACATTGTACAATTCTGGTGCTTTAAATAGTGTCGTACAAATCTCGACGGCATTATTAGCACCGCTGGAAAGATTAAGTGCACAGTTTCTAACATCTGTCTCTACGATACCATCGACACTGATCATTGCATAGCATGTGGTTTCTTTAGATTGGTTCAGTACGCTACCATTAGTAGGATACGCAGCAGAAACATCTAAGTCACCTGTGTCAGGATAAATATTAGAATCTATGCTAAAATCATCCGCATAAAGTTTTAATCCACTGTTGACAAATAAACCTGCCTGTAGTGCAACAATCCAATCTTTAGCACCAAACATGAGTTTATCAATTTCTGTCACTAGGTTACTGGATGTTGTCCCAATGACATGGTCATTTTCTAAACAATAAAAATGTAAATCATTAACTAGACTTCTTGGTAAAGAATCAAAATTCTCTAAATGTGTGATTGCTGCAGTCTTAGTAATTTTATAGCAGAGGTCTTTTGTTTTATTATCAATTTTTAAGACGAGCTTACAGTCAAATAAGTTATAAAGAATATATTCGTATAAATAATTTTCTTGCATAAAACTATGCCATGCGCCTTCTTTATAACCATCGGCTTCTTTAAATTTCAGTTTAGTAATCTCTAATTCTTTTTCAGCAATATGGTCTAGTTTATAAGAAGCTTCTTCTGGGTCACTTAAGCGAAGACGTTTATAAACACACATTGAGTCAATCAAATAAAAACTTGAACAACTGAATACAGTATGCCATTGATTTGCAATACTAACTGGATTAACAACACCACTCGCTGTCACTTTTTGAGTATCACCTTTACGATATTCAAATTGCTTATATTGTGTTGGTACAGCAGGATCAGAAAAGATAAATTTAGGGTCTACTTTATTTTTCTCTAATACACTTAATACTTTAGGAATATCAAAGTCAATGTTCCAGATAGAAATAAAATCTGGTTTCCAAGTATGGGCTATTTTAAAACAATTAGCAGCACATTCTAGTTCTGTATCGACTAATTCTATTTCCCATTTTTTAGCTTTTTCTAAATAATTTTCTTCGTAGTCATCCATGTATTTAATATAAGTTTCTTTTAAACGATTGATAATATCTGATTTCTTATTACTTAGGTTATTTCTTTTATTAAATTCAGTTAACATATCCATACTGACAACAGTGTAATCTTTATCATTAGTACAAATAGAAGCCATGATAATTTCATTAGTTTCCATAGAAGTTTCAATATCGAAAACTGCTACGATATTATTCCCAATGGCTTTAGGGAATCTTTTCATATAGTCATGTTTAAGTAATGATTCACTTCTAATATCAGTACCGTATAAGTAAGGGCTAGTACATAATTGCTTTATACTACCATGAAAACCTTTTTTATCTAAAGCAGTAGCAGCACTTTTTAATAAATCACTTTGTACACAGCTATACTTATTTAAATTACTAAGCTTCTCCCATTCTTTTTTCTCTTCATGATTTCTAGCTGCTATTTTGGTTGTATAGAAATCTCTTTTATAATTTTTGATAAATGCTAATCTAGGTTCTGTAGTCCCATCAGAGTAATGCACATGTTCTTTGACCATGTGAATATCATCACCTGAGTTATCATTTTTAGGTCTACCTAGATGCCAAATAAATTTAGCTTCTCTACCAACCACTTTCTTTTCTTGCAATCCAGTATTATTCATGATACCTCTGAATTTCGTTAACACAATATAACTTACTTCATAATTTTTTATTAAGGAGAGATTTCACATGTCAAGATTTATGAAAAGAAAAATCATTGATGCCGCTTTGAATGAACTAACAGGTAGTTATGAATCTTATAATCCAGATATTGATAAACATCTTAATGAAAATGACTTCAGTCATTATTCACTAGAAGAACTTACTCTGAAACAAGATCAGTATTTTAAAAATGCAGATAGACTATACGCCATTATGAATAAGATCAAAAAAGAGGGTAAGGTCAATAAATTTGTAGGACTAGAAGCAGCCAGTATTTGTAAAGAGATGAATATTAATGTTGGGTTAGAAGAATATACTGTTTCTAATGAAAGCGTTAATATTCCGTTGATTGCCATGATCGCTGGTGCTATACTGGTAGTAGCTGCTATTATTTCAAAGATCTGGGGCATTATTACAGGTGGCGGTTCTGGTGACTCTGGTGGAGGCGGTGGGGGTGGTTCTCCAGAGGTAAAGAGTGAGGCAATTAAAACTACACTCAAAGTTTCAGAGGTTACACAAGAAAGTAATCCAAAAGTTAAAGATGCGGTTAAACAAACTGATTCTATTTACGCATCAGCAATGAAAGAAATAAGAACGAAGAAACTAGAAGAACTTAAAAAGTATTCCGCATATCCTACTCTGTTTGATTATCTTGATAATCTACCAGAAGATGGTGAAAATTTTGGTATACCAGCAATCTTAAATGGCTTAAAGACAAGTGCCAATTTAGTACCTCGTTTACTTTTTAGTGAATTATCTAATGACTTCTTTGGTAGATTTAAAACAGTATTTGATAAAACTATTGAGATCAAAAAACAAATTGAACCTATCTATACTGCAATTGATGAATCTATTCTCACCATGAATACTGCATTCTGGGATGCAATATCTTCGCATAAGGACGGCCCCGGTAAAGCATTAGAGGCAGTTGATAAAGCTATTGCTTCATTAACAAATCTTACCGTAGAAGAGGAACTTATTACTCAAATAACTGACGCCAGAAACGCTATTGAAGAAGAAGGCTTTCATGGTGATTTACCTGAAATGAAAACTGTTAATAGTGCAATTGTTTTTAATTACTTTGGTAGCCCTCTTGCTAAGCAATGTGCAGAAGTAATTAAAGAATATGATGCATTTAACGCATCAATATTTGATAAGTTATCATCATTACCAAAAGATCTAAAAAATTTGAATGACGATATTGTACAGCTAGAAAATAATTTTAAGAAGACTGACGTAACTGAATTCTATAAAGCCTATCCAGAAGTAGAAGGTAAAGTTAATACTTACTTGGATTTAGTCAAAACTTCTACCAGAACACTCGGTAATATTTCTAGTATTGTTGCTAAGTCAATAATGCAAGCACAAAATTTTGCTGATAGTTATTTCAAGTTAGAAAATGCCATCAATCACTTTGCTACTGTAGCACCTGGCGCACTAAAGGATCTTCGCCGTAAATTAAATGATTATGGCGATGACGCGACTGATAAGGTAAAAGAACTCATTAAATCAATTGATAAACTTATTCTGTTAATTAAAGAAAGAAATATTTCTATTAAAGATGTTATTGGTGATGTAGGTAAATTTAAAGACTTAGATAATAAAGACGTCTTTAAATCTTTCTTGACTTTCAATTCAAACATGATGATTAAATTCTTAGAAAAAGATTATGCTAAATTTAAAACAGACGAGGCCGGAATGGAAAAATACGTGAGGCCAAAAATAACTTATCTTCCTACTATCGAGAATTATCAATTCTCTCAGGAATCTTATCAGATGAATGGATATAAAGTAACAGACCTTAATGGTATAAAAGTAAACAAAATGTATACTGGTGTTAATACTACTTCATTAGAGAATTTCATTATCGAAACTAATCTCTATAATGAAATTGAAATCGAACAAAAAGCTTCACTAGAAAATTATTTCAATAGTTTTGAAATTGATAGTCAGAATCTAGATAATTATTTTTCTAAAGTAGATCAGCTTATGTCTATCAATAATAGAATTAGAAATTCTGGTGGTATTACTAAGAGTTTAGGTCTAGAAGCTATCGAAGTTTGTAGTGACCTTAACATCGATATTAAAAAGTTGTCTACATACCCCTCTAAAATTGGCTACAGTGCATCTTTGGAAGCAATAGGTGTCGGAGTCTTCGCTTTGATTATTGCGGCCGTAGTGGCCGTTTCTATGGTACTAAAGAAGATATGGAATTTCTTAATGAGTGATGGCGGTTCTTCTGACGGAGGAGGTGGAGGTAGTTCTTTCCCGGAACCTAAAGCAGTAGAAGAGAAAATAGAAAAAATAGAATTAACAGCTAAAGTCGATAAGAAGATTAATGAAAATAAAGAAGTCGTAGAAGAGAAAATAGAACAAGTCGGGGAAGCGATTAAAGATACAGCAAAAGATTCTGTAGTAAAAGAAGCTATTGCTACAGTAGAAAAAGAATTGTCACCGTTAGTAAAATATATCATGATAGATTCAAGTCACAATAATATTTTTGAACTATTAGATTCTCTACCTAAAGAAGATTTTGCTTATGGTCCATTAGTAAGTGTAACTGAACAATTGAATAGTTTAAAATCATTTGAAAAAGAAATTATTCTATCACAAATTGATAGTAGTTTAGTTACAGATATTTTTACTATATCTAGTAAAATTTTACCTCTTATTGAAAAAATTGTTACCATATCAAGATCTACAGCAGAAGAATTTGATAAAATTGATCAAGTATTAAGTAGAATGATTTCTGAAAAAGTACCAGCAGATAAAAGAGCTGAATTCTTTGAACGTGAATATAAACCAGATAATAATGCACCATTTGATTTTAGTGAAGTAGATAGTTTTAAACAAGCAACTACTGAGATTAAGGATTATATAAACAATACTAATTTAGATAATACTAATTTAGGTATTATAAACCTTTATACTAAACAAAAAGATTCACAACAAAAAACTTATATGGATGAAGTAAATGGATATGCTGAATTACTAAAAGTGGCTAGTGATCACAAGCTGGTGGAAACAATTACAGTGTCAGAAAAATCAATTAAGTTATCAGCCGAAAGTATAGAAAAAAAGTTAATAAGTGCTGGTATTATTGGTTCAGATGGAACAGTAGACTCATCTGCTTCATTTTTTATAAATGCCGTTTCTGGACATCAAGCCACATTTGAATTTATCCAGGAATTTATTATTGTCTATGGTAAAATTGCATTGACAATTGAAAGTATTATTGCCTCTGAGTTGAAAATTAATACTATTATTGAAACATATTTAAGTGCAGCCGCTGGACAACTAGTAGAGTTTAAAAAAAGACTGAAATCTGACCTAAAAGGAATAGATGTCAAATATCTAGAGAATGATAATTTTAAAAATAGAATAAAGATTTTATATCAACAGATAGATAGTTTAATTGAAGTGCTGAATGGTGCCAATATTGAGATTATTGATATTATCGAAAAAGATCCTGCGTATGCGGATATTAAAAGTAATCGTGACAAATTCAGCGTATTCTTAAAGCGCGCCGTCATGATTAATAAACATGTCATTTCTGCACCCACACCAAGTAGTGAAACGTTTGATATTGTACTTAGAAGTAATTATTCAGTTATGAAATATTCTTTAGAGAGCCATAATGCAGGTTATATGGCAATTATCATAACTGGTGTTGTTTTTGTAATTAGTGTTCTTTCTGCTATCCTTAGGAAACTATTTGGTGGTTCTAGTAAAGACTCTTCTGGCGGTTCTACCGCTTCAGCAAGTAAAGCAGTTAAGACAAATAAATATCTAAATGAAATATATTCTGATATTAACCCAGTAGCTGATTTTAATTTTGGATTCAATAATTTAGATTATAGTCGACTTATTAAACCAGCAGATTGGACAGATGCCAAGTTTAGTGTTGTTAAAACAACTGCTGAAATATTAAAATCTTCTGGTGATAGAGGAATTTTTGCCGTTAGTGAAACTTACATTAATATTGCTGAAGATAGAGCACATGGTAAAGATAAAGCAATATATATCGAAAATAAAATTAATGCTTTAGGCGCAACTGTAGCTACAATGATTTATTCAAAAACAGTTATTCCAGCTTTAACAAATATTTGTAATGCATCTGGACCTTTGTTCTCTAAAGCATCGGAATATTGCTTTACTAGAAATAAAACAAAAGAACTATTTGATCTTGTTTTTAATAAAGAAATGACAGCAGAAATTATTGATAAAGCGATTAAAATTATAAAAGACGATTTACCTACATTGCAAACACTTAAGGTTGATTTAGAAAACCAAATTGATAATTTAGCGTACCATGAAGAAATGGAAATTCATGCTAAATCCTCATTAGATGATTTTATGAAAGGTGCGCACTCTGCACTCTCCGATAAAGGATTTCAAAATGCGATGGCCTCTGTAGGAAACCATATGGCGGATTATGCGGCAAAAAACCAAGAGTTTATAACTGATTCAGAGCAGTTTGCAAAAAAGATTGAAAATGAAAAAGAGACTATTAAAGATAGTGATGAACTTGCAGATAAAAATGAAGAGTTTAAAGCACTAAATAAAGAATATACCCAGCTTACAATTGATATTGGTAAATTGTGTGCAAAAATTATGGTTAGTATAATGAAGTTTACACAAGCCTCTATTACCATCACTTCGTATTACGCTGATGTGTCTTCTCAAATATTACAACTACTAATTATTCTTTTGTCAGATTTACAGAAATGTAATATTGATGTAGGTAGTCAAGCAGAGGCTATTTTAAAAACAACTAATAAATATATTGATCGATTAGAAAAACAAAAAGATTCTTTAAAATCAGTTATTAGTAACAATAAATACGCCGATGAAAGTATGTGGTTTAAAAATTATGGTAGTTTAGATAATTATACTGCTAAGGTATTAGGTGGCATGAATAATGCTAAAAAGATAGCACAAGAAGTAATAGATAACGATATAGGGTAACAGACTAAGTACCGTTACCCACCTTGGGTAACGGTACTTAGAGTATTCTTATGAGTCCAAAAGGAGGCAGTTATGAAATTAAATCCATCAGTTGAAATGATCGATTTTCAGTCTAAAGATAAACGAGATAAATATATGCAAATTTTAAGTGATCTTAAAAAAGTCGGTAAAGGTGCATTACCCGATCATGAGTTAGTTGATGAGCTAAGTAAAGTCACAATGGAATTCTTTGGACTTAGGATTAATTTTATATTTACCCCTTCTAATTTTGGTCCTTGCATTATGTTGCCTTCTGCTACTAAAAATAATCCATTAGTGTTCCCAGAGTGGATAGAAATGGGGCAGAATAGCATTCAGTCAGCATTAGTAGAAGCTAAGAAAGTCATTGGTACAGTTGATGTAAAGAGAGCTAAGGTAGGTGGATATTTTTCTACTCTTCTATTTACTATTTATTATCCGATTGAATTATTTAAAGGTAATTTACTGACTATTGAAGAACATACTGGTGTAATGATGCATGAAATTGGTCATGCGTTTACCATGACACTAGCATCCTCTAGATCAGTTGCTACTAACATGATTCTTCAATATGCTAATAAAGCAATCAAAGGTACACAATCTCCAGAAGAAAGAGAAGTCGTTTATCTCAATATCAAAAATAAAATGGGAATCAAATCTATTGATGAAAAAGAATTAGCTAAGACGACTAATAAATTCTCTAGAGACGTAGTACTCGTTTCTAATATCGCTAAAGACTTCAGAAACGAGCTAGGTTCAAATATTTATTCCATGACGTCATGTGAACAGCAAGCTGACCAGTTCGCTGCTAGAATGGGTTGTGGTGTCCATGTCGTAACAGGTCTTGCTAAAATTTATAAAAAATATTTTCATATTTCTACACGTTCTACGGCATTATATTTCTTTGTGGAGTTTATGAAAATTATGCTACTCTTCATGGGTGTATTTGCAGCTATTGGTAAAATTATGATTGCAATTGATTCGTCAGAAGAACCGACTTATGATAGACCAGAAGTAAGATTTAAAAGAATTAGAGAAGATCTAATACAGCAAGCAAAAACGCCAGATCTTCCTATGGAGGTTGCTAAAGAAATTAAAGCAGGGTTGATGAATATTGATGAGGTACTAGAAAGTGTACATGATCGTTATCAATTATGTGATGTTATTGCAAATTACGTTATTCCATCTAGAAGAGCAATGGTATCACAAAAAGATTTCCAAAGACAACTCGAAGAACTTTCTTCCAATGATCTATATTTCTCAGCACTTAAATTGCAAACTCTAGGAGAATGAGCATGAGGAAAATTGATATTAACAAAGTACAACGGGCTACTTATCTTAATGCCGTTTTAAAAGCTTTACTAGAAATTAACAATAATAAACATAATGATGATAAAATGGTTTATAATCAAAAGATAGTTGAAGCATTAGCTATTGCCACCGCTTTTCAAAAACATCTTCCGATTTCTTCAGTAGAAACAAATGTAGATATTTATTTTAATCAGCAATATAACATGAATATTTCGACAATCATTAATGAGATTAATGAAAACCATTCTATCGAGTGGAGAGCGGCAATTAGTTTTATTAAAAAGATTTGGAGAATTCGTTACTTTGCAACTTATCCAAGATTGCCTGCTAATACTTTATCGGCAGTTGTAACACAGGACTATTTCTCTTTTTATGATATTATTCTAGATACACCACAAGAGATGTCACTAGAAGATATTAAGCTTCTCAACGAACAATGTAAATGTAAACAGTTTTCTATATTAGTCTCAGCGTATAGTGCATTCCTGAATAAATATCATGACGATATCAATGAACAAGAAGGTCCTACTTGTGGTATAGCTGGAGATTATTAAAATATGTTTAATTTAAATGGTGATCGAGTTGATGACATTAAATTAAATGTTTCACTAGAGGATAATGCTAACAATCCTACAGTAGATGAAATGTCAGATTACTTAGATTCAATTTCTGAATTTAAAAGTAATCTAGACTCAATGATTAATGACCATACTTCCATGTTGGCACAAGGTGAAACTGAGCTTGTACTCTCTATGGAACATCTTAGAAAAATTATTATTATTAGAAATAACTTAGAAGATGCTAAAGGGATATCTCAAACATTAGGACTAGAAGCAATTTCACATTGTCCTGAATTACAAATTAATATTAAGAAATTAACGACAGAGATTAGTACGGTTAATTACAAAATTTCTTTAGAAGAGTTAGACAATAAGATGATAGCAGCGATTGTGGCTGCTGTAGTAGCCGTAGGTGCAGTTATCTACAAAATTGTACAGTACTTTAGAGGTAAAAATAAAGATGGCTCAGAATCGTCTGTAACACCCGAAAAGAAGGAAGCGGCTAATAAAGAAGCAGCTAAGGCAGAAGAAGCTGTAGTAGAAACAATTCAAGGGATAGATAAAACTTCAGAGGAAACAATAAAAACCGCCGCTAAAGCAATCACACCAGAAGCTGTTAATAAAGCAGGTAAAAAAGCAGACGATGCTAAAACAGCAGAAGAAGAAAATAAAGCGAGAAATAAACTAAAGATTATGCAATGTATTAATGATACTGCTGGGAAACCAATCGCAGATGTCATTACCGCTTTGTATGAAAGTAAATGTGATATAGCTGGTATTAATTCATATATGAGTAAAATTCAATCAATGGGTCCAATAGAAAGAGACATTATTCGTAATGGTCCTTTTACTCAAGCCATTCGTAAACAAGTCCCAACAATGATCCAAGTTATCCCAGCAGCTTCCGCTGTTATGGCAAAGGTAATTGAATTACAATCTAGTTTTAAAGTAAAAAGTAATGTGACAGAAAATACAATAAATGAAGCAACAATAACTGGATTATTGGCCGATCTAACAAAAAGTATTGAAGAAGCAAATGCTCAATTAGAGCCTTTACTTGCTGCTAAAAAAGAAGCAGAAGATAATGAAACTCCAGTCACTATCACAGAACTCACTCGTTTTATTTTTGATGGATCTCTAAGATATGTAGACGTCACTTCCCAATCTTTAAATTTTCTAGCTTCATTACAAAAAGAATTAGATAAGACAGCAGGTGCATATGAATCTACTAAGGTAGATGCGGATGCACTGCACCAGTATTACGATGGTACGTCTATTGGGAACGATAGAAAGTTTGCAGATGATTATCGTCACCTCATGAGAGAAGTGGCAGTCTTTAATCAGAAGTATGCTGAACTATCAATATTTCCCTGGACTTGGGTTAATAATAGAGATATGATTTTTTCAACTGGTTTAATTGGGGTAGAAACAAAAATCTTGTTAGTAAAAGAGATTGTAAAAATATGTGATGAAAATGGGATTGAGCTTGAAGCTGCTACGACTTATCTTGAGAGAGCAAAGTCAGAAGTCGGTCGTATTAGAATGAGCCATGCCTACTCTGGAACAAATATATTGAAAGATACTAAAGCACCAGGGTGTAGAAATTCTTTTACTTTCTATGTAAAACGAATGGGTGAGAAATTAGCTAATTTAGTAAATATAGAAGGCAACAAATAATATCATAGGACTCTCCTTACCCACTATGGGTAAGGAGAGTCCGTCTTATGTAATTTTTATTTGGTGTTTTACAAAGTCAAAATCAACATATTCTTCTACGGCTAATGTCCCATCGCCTTTACTAACGAGTCGTTTAGCAATGCTACATTTATCCCCTTCATTCATAAGTATCATTGACACAATACTACCATCATCACCAAAGCCAGTGACAGTAAAATCAATGACGTCATTACCATAATAGTTCTTGAGTATCTCACGAGTCTTACCGATATTAATTGTACTACCTTCTAAGCTTTCTGAAATACCTTGGACAGAAGATTTCTCTAATTCTCTTCTTAATTTCATATCATCAAATACAATCTCAGTGACATACAGTTTTACTCTGAATTTATGAGCTGCTCTAATAATTTTTCTTTTACCATCTTCGATCATAACTTCTATACTTCCTAATGTATTCTTAGGATAATAATAAATTTGTGTTTGTTCTAATGCTTCTAGTTCAATACTGGCTAAATCTTCACTAATGCTAGCGACAATAGAATGCGTAAACTCATTTCGATATGTTACACTATTAATTTCTGTTGCATATTTATACGCGGCTTCTATTAGGAATAAATCAAATCTTCTTAAGAGTTGTCTAGGTGAAATAAGAATAGGTTCTCCTGTTACAGGATCCCTCATGACATCACCAGCCGGATAAAGGATTTGTGGATTACCATGTTCATCTAATTCTACTTCGCCACGACGATGGAGATATTCGATACTTGGATTACCTTCACTGTCAAAGTTAATTGTACTACCGTCAGCATTTCGTTTAATAATATCTCTATCGTAAGTTTTAAGTACATCAACATCCCAAGTTTTATATTTTGCACTAGAGATAATCGTTTTAGCTCTAGACCATAAGTTTTCTAGATTAGTCCCTAGTTTAACTTTTAGATTTTCATGTGTAATACCAACAGTATTATTCGGTAACAAATGTCTTCCTAGAATAGCATCAATTGGAGAGATTTTCCAGAAAGTATCCATAGGTTGATTAGTACAAAAAACAATATCAAAGTCATGCATTAACGGACAATCGCCGACATAAATATCATTTAAGTTAGAAGTGAAATTAATGATTTGTAAGTTATGCTGTTTGGTTACGTAGTAGTTAGTGATTATATCAAATTCATAAGCTCTTTCTCTATCTCCTGTTTTACCAACTAACCTACCATTAACAAAGATTCTTGAATTTTGATTATACGGCTTAAAAGATAACTGTACAAAGATTCGACTGTCATCAATAATTTTAAAACTCTCATCTGATAATGTCGTTATGCCAATACGATAACCTCGATTCGTTCGAGTAATATTGTAATAAGCAGTATTCACTTGTAAGTTTGTTGTATCATTTTCACCAATAAATTGTTTAATATCAATATAAGGATTATCAAGATAATAAGGTCTTGCTTCAAATTCAACGCTAGCATCAAGAACATAATGAAATGGTGTATATAGATAATTGTTATTTGATATAATACTTGCAGTAACATCATTTGTTGCATTATCAATACCCTCAACAATCTGAGGATCGACTAAAGAAACAATCCCATTCTCTATTCGATATAGCACATCTGATGTTAAAGTAATAGAGGAGTTATTGTTAACAACACCAGTAAATCCTACTAAGTCATTAAATGTATAGTTTAGTGTTTGAATGCTCCCAATTGCACTACCAAATAATTCATTATCATTAGACTCAAAAACTTCTTTTTCTGATTTCTTTGTTGTACGAGGAGAAGGAATAGGTTTAGTGGCCAAATAAATTCTATTTGTAACATGGTCAACATGCTTAACCAGTAAATACCCTTCAACATCTAATCGAGTTGTAATCTGATCAGGTGTAATAGGGATGATAGTTGGTCCTACAGAATTTCTAATCACTCTATCTCGAATCTCAGTAAAAGTCTTAGGTGATGAGCCACCAGTTACAGTAGAGACAGAATAAGGTATTTGTGCATTGAATACAGTGAGTGGAGAACTGAATTGACTGAGGCCCTTAGTGTAATTATAATCCATGTAAGTCACAACAAATTGATCTTTTGTGAAATCCCCTAATATCATTTCTAAAGGACCTTTAGTTTCGTATATATCGATTCTGAGTTTTCGATTAATTAAACCAGTATTGGTATAAATTTGTGGGATTCTAATATTGACCGATTTATCTCTAACAGTAATAATAGCAGTAGGAGAAGTTGTGTTATATACAGTTGGGCAATGTGTTGTTTGTATCTCATCCCATTTTTCTGTACTACTATTAATATTTTCTTGAAAGACTCTTGCGTAATAATAGTTATCAGTAAGAGTAATCTCAGTAGAAAATTCTTTACTAGAATACACACTGTCTCGTTTAGAAATAATATTAAACTGCTCTACATCAAATTCTAAGAGTAACCATTCACCACCATTATTTTTAGTATCATACACAATTCTTTTATCAACGACATTCGTTGATAAAATCTTTAAAGGAGATTCAACGCTAGTATCATAAACAACAGTAAACCCACCGTGCTTCTGTTGCCGAATTTCAATAGGGTATTGTAAACTAAATTTAACACCGATAACAGTAAAATAGGTATTCCTAGGTATAACCAATTTTTTAATACCTGTATTAGGATCATAGACTAATCTTTCTTTGACTTCACTTAACATGAACATTAATCGAAATCGAGTTTGACTCGGTGTACTAAACAAATTCGCATAATCCACATCACTCATGTGTGGATAAATATCATCTAGTGTATTAGCAACGATAGGATAAGTTCTTCTCATATTGGCAGTATTATTTTCCATTGCAGCAGCAGTCATGACTGCTGCATTTTCAATAAGTAAGTTTAATGGGTTAGTAGGATCAATAATTGTTCTTGTTCCATCAATGTATTCGTCTAATATATCAATTGCAATACGTTGTATATTTCCAGGGTTATATTTATTGGCTAAGAATTTAGCTTGTATGTTTATTTTATCCGCCATATATGTTCTCCTCGTCTTAACCTTCAGCACCGATAGTGTAATTCCATGTTTCTCTATCTACCCACCATTCTAATTCTTTTGTTTTCAAATTTATATGTGGTGTCCCTTTAAAATTAAACATACCTATGATTGCCATAGGTATTTTAATAAAAAGTTTATCTCTCGTTGCATCTTGCATTCCGTCATTATAAAAATAAATTAAATCATTAAATTCCTTATACAGAATTGGGTCATTGTAATCAGCACCAATGACTTTAAATGATTGTGAAATTTCATTATTGTTAGCATTAATTGGGGTATTAATATCATAGTCAAAACTAGAGCCTGTTCTGACATTTAATGGGAAAGCACCCAAACCACTTCTTGCTATCTTGATAATTGTCGTTTTACTTTCATCTAGTACTAATCTCCAAATACCAATCCCATAATCGATTCTTTTTCGAGTAATAAAATAATTTCGCATAGATATACCACCCATAAATGCTAATGATGCGTAAGTTGTCCAGTATTGAAATAGTGAATTAATAGGGTCACCTTCAATGTTTTGAAAGTTACATGTTATATCGAAAGCATAGCGAACTTTATTGACCCCATCCACCCAGGCAATTTCTTCTTTAAATAAACCGGGATCAGATGTGTGGGTGGGACTTGCCATATCTGGCCATCCACTCATGTTAATTAATGTATTTGTTAAGATATTCATAAAAGGGCTGTCATTATAAAACAAATCAGTATCAATACCTAACCCTGGCAATCTTTCATCAAACATAACTCTAAAAACTCTGGCGTAACTGTTTCGATCTGGATTGAGTAAGCCAGCTAAATCTCTATTATTCACTAGATTACCATCAACCATATTGAGCTGGGGTCTACTGAATAATACGAGACCTGGAGTATCTCGGTTAATAGAGATAACACCAGGATTTTGTCTATGGTTTAATCCTTGAAATAAATTTGTTAAAGACCTTTCAACGTCACCAATAGCACTACCTGATAATAATTTTTTAAATCCTTTAGTCGGAGAAGGTAATCCTTTCTCTTGAAATAATTCTTCTAATGTTTTGGTTCTATCTGGATTTATTTTATCAGTCATCACATTTTCCTTTTGGAGGGATTCATCATGGCGTACAGTGGGCTTCCTGAAGTCGATAAAATTGGCTTCTCGTTTTTTAATAGAGTATTTGATATTATCTCAGCAGGTAAAGCAAAATCCTATTCCGAGTTTCTTAAGAGTGGTAGAATAGAACCAATTGCACTGATTGATGCAAAGCTACAGTTTGGTGATACTTTCCTTCCTAACGTACTGCAATCGCTACAATCTCTTATGGCCGCTTATGTACTACAAGCCGCTGCGATGACAATGACAGTTGGTAATATTTCCGTTAAACGAGAATTGGAAAGACTTAACCCTAATCGTGATCCAGCAGATAATTTTCTAAATACGGCAGGTTACGTTTTAAACATGGAAAATTTTAAAGATAGGCTACCTGATTATAGTAAACCCAGTTATGGTCTAGAGGCCAGTTTTAAAATGAACAGAGAAGATATACCAGTCGAAGTTGGTATTAATCGTAATACAGTTGCACAGATTACTGAAGATTCTAATCTTGTGACAGGTAAGCTATTAGAAATACAAATTCGTAATGGCGCAGATTCTATTCCAGTATTAATTGCACTTAGATTAAATACTTATATCCTAGAAAGTAATTTACTTTCTACTGGTCTATCCATTAGCGATAAAGGCACCACTTCGATGAAAGAACGTTTATTTCTTTTAAAGAAAAATGTGATTTCTATTAAAGATTTTATCATGTGTAATGACATGATTGATGAATATCATAAATCGTTGTTTACTGATAAGACTGGCATCTTTAATGAAATTAGAAATAGAAAAGCAAAGAATACAATTTCTACTCTACTCTCTGGTAATCCTTCTATTGGGGTATCAAGTAATTTAGTAGTCATGGATAAATCAACAAGAATTGATTTAGAAGGTAAAATACATGGGAAGTTAGATAATATTAAAACACGACAAGAGATATTTGAAGCCAGTAGTTTAATGATTATTTGTATCATCGATCAAGATCTAGAGCAAGCAGTTATCTATACTCGTGGTCTATCAGAAGCGACTAAAATAAGTTTGAAAAATATGAAAAACGCTTCTAAGGGAAATGGTCCAGATATTGCATCCCTAATGAAAACTATGCTAGAAGGTAAACCTCCTGTATTCTAATTTTTCTTTTCTTTTCTGGAGGTTTTATGTTTGATATCGTTGGATTTATTGCAAGCCTTATGCCTACTTCGACTCGAGATAATCTTGTCGATACAATTCGCGCATTGTCAGATGAACTAAAAAAAGAAACGATCCCTCCATATAAGAACTCACTGGAGATCTTTAAGCGTTGGGAACCTAAAGCTAAAAATTTAATTATCTTTACCAGTACTTTTCATACTCTAACTAAAACAAATAAAAATGAATCAATGATTGTGATTATCCTAGACGCACTACAGAAATTGTTAGACATGATGGATCCTTTGATTACTGCTGTACAAAGTAACTTTGATAAAGATATTGTGATGGATGGTATTGGTTATCGTAAAGCCAGCATTATTCGTTTGGTTGAATTATTTGTATTTACTTCTCAATATGCTCGTGTATTGCTAAATTATATTTATATAGAACAATCTAAAGCAATTGCTGTAGGGGATAATTCAATTGACCCACAATTTAAAATGCTAGAAAAAGAAGTTAAGTTTGTAACAAATAATTTTAATGAATTTGCTAAAATGATAAATCTTATTAGAAATAAAAATATTAATAAAAATAATCTAGATTCTGTCCTTAGAGGTATTCCAGATATTACTGCAAATGCACAATCTCTTAAGATTGCATCAGTCAATAATTCTAGTACAGAACTGGATCCGATAGGACTTGGTTTGGTTAATGTTAACTGGAATCCTATTTTTGCGGTTAGAGTAAAATGGGAAGAGTATAAACATAAACGTTATCTGAAAGCCATTAAAGAAAAAGATACTTTAATGTTAAGACAAATGCATTATAAACTACAATTAGATGGTAAACCTAATCCAGCAATCGAAGCAAGAATCGAATTTCTACAAGACGAAATAGATGATCTAACTCGAGATATTTATGAGTTAGAAGGAGGCGATTAATGACTGGACAACATAAGCGTCTGGAGATGCTAGAAATTACACCAAGGGGTTTCTTAGGAAACTCATTAGGTGATACAGTAAAAGTACCTAAAAACACCTCACAGAGATATGCATTTTCTGGACCTGAGTATTTAACACAATCAAATCGAGAAACAGTTTCTAATCCTAATATCGATGCTATTTTTAAACATTATCAATTAAAACCAAATGATTGCAAATGTATTAATTTTATAGAAAATTTAACTCAAATAGCAATTGATGCCTTTGGATTAAGTAGTTTTTCTGAATGGTATATTTTACAACATAAGAGTCCAGTTACATCTGACCCACATATCAATTTTCTAAATGAAACAATAGACTTTATTATTTTTGGTGAAAGAAAAACACCTTTAATTACTTGGATCCCTATTCTATCACTCACTGAAAATGCTGGTAATTATACAGTGGTAAATAATAATATTATAGATAAAATAGATAAAGCCGGAATTAAGACTGTAAAAGAAGCAATTATATGCTGGATATCGAAACCCGGTGGGGTTTCTGATTTTGTTTTAACTTTATCTATTTTATTTGGTCGAGTGGACTAAAAATAATATGTATTTTATTCTTTGTTTTAGGAGGCAGTGACAATGAGCAAATTTCTAGGTAGACTTGGATCTACGACAATTAGTAAAGGCATTGAAGACGCTGGTAATAATAATACTGGTGGTGAAGAAACCCCGCTGGTGGATCGTACTGAACATTTGATTGATACTGTTGAAGATGAACTGGGTGAACTGACTAACGCTGATGATCTGGCTGTAAGTTCATGCGAAAGTTTTGGTCAGCTTGTTAGCTTTTACGCTATTGGTAAAGATAGTCTTCGGAATGGTGGACTGAATCGTTCTGGGATTATGCTATTGCAAAAAGGTATTGAATCGGCTTTAAAGCCGATTACTGATTTTGAACAAGATAAGATTTATTCTTCACTAGAAAGCTTTGGTGGTGCTGGTTCACGTGAACGTGCTACCCGAGTATCACTTGAAGGCTTGGGCGATACTATTGCTAACTGGTTTAAACAGATTATTGATTTCCTGTTGAATCTTGGTAACAAGATCAAAGGTGTTATGGTGAAAATGTTTAATAGCGCTGGTAGAATGAAAAAGCTGGTAGCATCAACTAAAGCTAAAGCAGATGCGCTAACTGGCGCAGCTAACCCCAAGAATTATGATGATGAAGGTATTGCGCTGGCACTACATATTGCTGGCGTTGTTCCGGCATCTGCTAGTATGGTTACTGCTGCAACTGCAATGGCCGAATTGGTTAAAGTGATTAATACTGGTTTCACTAAGAACACCAGCAGTGATTCTATTGGTAAGATTACTGACTTTGTTGGTAACTTTGCGGATAAAGATAAAATAAAAGGCGCGGTAGAACAATATCTGGCTATGGTAAGCGTGTATGAAGTTCCTGGTCTAGCTAATGAAACTAATGCTGAAAAACGCAAAGTTAGTGATACTAATGCTTATGATATTTCAGTGACCTCAGAAATGTTGGGTGGTCGTTGCGTATGGCGCGCTATTGCCAAAGCTAATGGGTCACTATTAAGTGGACTAGAAAGCTATGGCCTGGAAGATGAAGACCTTATTGAAGCAGCTAAAGCACAGTCCTCAGCTAAACCCGCTGCCGCCCAAGGCGCAGATACTGCTGGTGGCGGAGCAACTACAGATACTGCACCAAAAACTGAAACTAAAGATTATAGCTCTGTAAAGGGTGTACTAAAATCTCAAATCATTATGACGGAATTTAATCCTGATTTTGATAAGTCTAAAGTTAAAAAGAATATTGTTTATTTTGAAAAAGCTGACATTATCAAGGCAATGGACGCACTAGAGCCTAGTTTTGATACTATTGGTAATCTAAATAATGCTATGGTTAAAGCAGAAGAAAAGCGTCGTAAGCTGACTGATGCTGCCAAGAAAGCATCTAGTACTTCCGTGAATGATGAAGATGTCGGCGTTAAGGCAAATGCTTCTTTGGCAGTCGATCTATTGAAAGCTGCTGCTGTTAGTCTTGATAGTTTCCCTGCACAAGCAATTGGGTACATCATGACTACGACTAAAAACCTTGTCTCTCATGCACAAAAAAGCATGAGCTTGTACAAATAATTTTATTTTACACACACCTTTTTCAGGAGAAACAACATGGCTGGATTCCTTACTCGTGATACAAAAAATGCTTCACTAGAAAATCATTATGCGGATTTGTCTATTGGTCTAGAAGAAGAAATGCTATTGGTCAATGAGGCCAATGATGATATTGCTGCAGCAGAAGAAGAAGTCGAGCAAGTTGAAGCAGCAGAAAACGTTGTTGTGGCTGCTGACCAAACTGCCGATCTAATCGAAAAAAATAATGGTGAAGTTGATGAAGCCGGCGTTATCGCCGTCGATAATCTGATGACTGCTGCCAATAACATTTCTTCAGATGATGGTGTTAATAATCCTGGTGACCCGCTAAATGAATCTGATACTGAAAAACTGATTCCGGTGGTAGAATCCTCGGGTAAGTTCTATGTATCTATTGAAAGTTTCCGTGAAACTTTCGCTAAAATTAAGAAAAAGATTCTTGAAATTGTCGCTTCCATCTGGAA